AGTTGGAAGAAGCGAACCCGGCCGCGGCGACGGCCCATTCGCTGAGGACTTCGGTCCCGATGCATGGGGTGGCTACGACGGGCCGCGCGCGATGAGCGTGAGCGTGAGCGTGCAGCCCGAGCCGGTCGTGCCCGACGGGCCGCTGCTCGACCGCGTGCTGCACGACGTGTTCGTGACGGCGATGGAAGGCGGCATCGGCTACTGGTCGAGCTGCTCGTCGTACCGTTGGAGCGTCGACGACAGCGGGGTCGATGACCTGACCGGGTTCCGCGCGGTGATCTTCGACGATGCGAACGACCCGTCGCCCGGCAGTCCCGAGATGACGATCGACCGCGACGTGATCCTGCGGGGCTACCTGCGTGCCCTCGACTTGGATCTCCGGTGGAACTGCGAGCCGCTCCCGCACCCGCATCAGCTGACCGAGGATGGGTGGGAGTGCGACGCCGAGGATGCGGACGTGATCGTGCAGCTGGGCCTCTTCAACGAGGTGCGCTATGGGTGAGCGTTACCGACTCACAGGTGACTACGGCACCTTCAGCATCCGTCGCGTGGTCGAGGTGTCCGACATCGAGGACGCGTGGGCCGAGACGGGGATCTGCACGACGCTGGTCGCCGACGGTTGGGAGATCGTCGAGTGGCCCGATGGTGAGGAGTGGACTGCCGAGCTGTGGCAGGACGGGGCGTGGGTGGAGGTGGAGCTGTGAGCATCCCCGGCCCCGACCCTGACATGGAGCGCGTGCTGCGCGCGCTCGGCATCCCCGACGGCGACTCGTTGCACGACCTCGTCGTGGCGGCCGAGCGGATGAGCGAGACGGTGGGCGCGATCGATGCGCTGCACCAGCCGAGCACCCGACCGTGGGACATCACCCACTGCACGGCCTGCTTCCTGCGTTGGCCCTGCCCGACGAACCGTCTGATCCACCCGTCGGACGAGGCACCGGAGGTGGAGCTGTGAAGGTGCGACGCATCGAGCATGGCCACGTCGAGGGGAACTGCGACCGTTGCGACACCCTCGTCGAGTGGTTCGGGTACGGCTCCGAGATGGAGTGCTTCGCTTGCGGGGCGTTCTACAACGTGTTCGGCCAGCGGTTGCGGGACGACCTGCACAGCCGGCCGAACGCATCAGCGTGGGATGACGACATCGACGACATGACCGGCGACGAGCTGTCGCTGCTGGCAACGGAAGGGGGTGACGTGTGAGCGTGGCAGGAAACAGAACGGCCGCCCCAAAGGGCGGCCATCCCGTGCAAGTTGCCGCCTGGAGGCAGCGACATGCCGGCCAGCCTACACGGGCGGTGGTGTACCTGCGCGTGTCGACCGTCGAGCAGGCTGAGCGGGGGCTCGGGCTCAAGGTGCAGCAGGCTGCATGCGTCGAGCTGGCCGAGGCTGAAGGCTTCGAGGTGGTGGCGGTGCATGCCGACGAGGGTGTGTCGGGTGCCGAGCAGCTCGACGCGCGCGACGGGCTGGTGTCGGCGATCGACATGCTGCAGTCGGAGCAGGCTGACGTGCTGGTGGTGTACCGCCTCGACCGCCTGGCACGCGACCTCATCATGCAGGAGACGCTGCTGCAGCGGGTGTGGGCGGCGGGTGCGTTGATCCTGTCGTGCTCGGCTGCCGAGACGGAGCTGGCACGCCTCGACGACGGCGAAGACCCGGCCCGCACACTGGTGCGTCAGATCCTCGCCGCGGTCGCAGCGTACGAGCGCAGCATGATCCGGTTGCGGATGCGTGGCGGCCGCCGCCGGGCGGCGCGCGAGCGTGTGTTCGCTGGGGGTATCCCGCCGTTCGGGTGGGAACCGGACAAGACCACCCCGATGGGGTTGCGTGAGGTGTGGCTCGAGCAGGCCACGATCCAGCGGGCTGCCCGCCTGCATGAGGTCGACGGGCTGTCGTGGCCCGAGGTTGCCGCCCAGCTGAACGCCGAGGGCATGTACCGTCGGGAGGCGCGAGCGTGGGATGCCCAGTCGGTGCGCCGTGCTGTCGCCGCCGATCAGCGGGTGCGAGACGAGGCCCGCGAGAAACGCATCGGCTGACGTTCGAACAGGTGAAGCCCCCGACCTACTGGTCGGGGGCTTCTTCGTTCACCGGCTGCATCACGGTCACGCCTCGCCGGTTGCGGCGGCATGCGTTGGTCGCTGCGCACAGCACCTCGACGGGCTGCACGCCGGCCGACTGGTATCGCTTCTTGCACACCGGGCACTGGTAGAGCGGGAAGCGGGGCGCCGGCTTCACGACACGCGCAGCCGCAGGTAGCCCTCGTTGGGTACGTCGACCTGGCGGCCGCTGGCGAACGTGACTCGAAAGCGTGCGAGCAGCTCGGCCGGCGCCACGGTCAGGTCGCTCGTCGTCTCGCACGACACGATGCCCTGCGAGGTGGAGACGATGGTGCAGGACTTCGTCCAGCTCACACCCGAGCGTGGGTTGTCGATGTTGAGCTCGACGGCTGAGGCGGTCGTCAGGTCGATCGCCGTGCCCTCTTCGGACTGGAGGGCGCACACGATGTACGGGAGCGTGGTGCCAACGCCGAGCCCGATCACTTGGTCGTTCACGACAGGCCGCTCGCAGTCTCATCGAGGGGAACCGCCACCAGGCGGTAGGAGGGGACGACGGCCGCCTGGGGGGTCTGCCCGTAGGTGCCGCTGCCGTACAGACCTTGACCGTACAGACCTTGGGTGGTTGCCACCCCTTCGACCAGGCGAACCGTCGTCTCCCTGCGCATGCGACTGATCCTAGTTGCAACGGATGGCAACAGGTGTGGATCAGCCGACGCTGACTGTCACGTCCTCCACGGGCGGTAGCAGTCGCCCCATGCCCGGCGTGCGAACTCGCACAGCTTCGCCGCGGCACGGATGTTGTTCGTCGGGTTCTTCAGCCAGGTCGCCATCTGCGAGGTCGGCACACCGAACTTGCCGCTGAGGTAGGCGAAGTTGATGCGGTTGATCTGCAGCAGACCGTGGTCGTTGGTGCGGGACACCACGCCCGGCAGGCAGCGCGACTCGCGCCAGCTGAAGTAGCTGATGCGCTTCACGTCCCAGCCGCCGCGCGGGGCGAGGCTGGTCATGGCCGGCTCGAACTGGGGGCAGCGGCCGCCGGCCGCATGGGTGGTGGTCGGAATGATGGTGAGGGTGCTGGTGGCCAGCAGGATGGTGGCGAGGATGCGTCGCATCGGGTCGCTCCTTTCGGTTGGTCGTGTGTTGTCGTCCCCCAGGGGCGTCCCTGGGGGCGGCGTAATAAGGGGGGCGGCCGTTGGCCGAGGCGGGGCGTCACTAGGTGCGCTCGATGACGATGTGGGCGCCGGTCACGCCGTTGGTGGCGTACTGCTTGGCCATCTCGACGTGGACGACCTGCGAGTCGTCGTTCCACACGCCTGCGTCGGTGAGCCCGTCGAGGGTGGAGCGGAGCAGCTTGTCGATGTCGGGCTTCTTGGTCGTCCAGACCATGCTCTTCGGCGCGCTCTTCGGCTTCGGCATGCCGAAGGCGACGGTGATCTTCACGGGGCCATCGATCGCCGGGGCTTCGCCGCGCGCCTCGATGGCCTGGAGGGTGACGGCGGTGCGCCAGGCGCGCTGCTTCTCGCGGCCGCTCTTGCTGGAGCCCTCGACGACGACAGCTCGGCCGCCGCGCACGAACGCCGACTTGCTGCCCTGGGGTGCGGGCACGCCGTGGACGAAGAAGTCGAGCATCACGACTCGTCACCCCACAGCAGGCGGGCGGGGGTCACGTCGAGTGCCTTGGCGATGGCGTCGAGCGTGGTGATGAGGCAGTCCTCGCCGGCCTCGATGCGCGCCAGGCTGCGCATGCTGACGTGCGATTCCTCGCTGAGTGTCTGCCGAGTCATGCCGCGCGCGGTGCGTAGGGCTCGGATGTTGCGGCCGACGTTGTCGGTGATGGGTGATGCAGTCGATGGCATCTGCCAAGTATGGCACATGCAACCTGTTGCAACTACCTCATGGTCCCGCTCGGGGGGTGGTGGTCAGGCGTCCCGGTCCCGACGAACTCCTTGTGTTATGGGGCAAATGGCGCGAGTATGTAACTCATGGCACAAAGGAAACGACACATTCTTCGGCACCTTCCACCGGAACCATTCGGGCGAAAGCTGTGCCGCATGCGGGAAGATATTGCCCACCTCGGTGTCGACGAGCTGGCGCAGCTCGTCTCGCAGTGGGCTGCGGTGAGCGGCTCGACGATCTCGCGCTTCGAGCACCAAGAGGCGCCGCCGAACCGGCCGCAGGCACGCACCGTGCTGGTGTTGGCTGCCCTGGCCTGCGGTGTTGACCCCGAGGAGCTCGAGCTGTCGATCGACGACCTGCCGCCGGCCTGGGATCGTGAGGCGGTGATGGCGTCACTCGCCCCTGCATCTCCATGCAATCCGCGCTCCTCCAGGCAGCCACCGATTTTCACAGCACCTTCGTCACGGGCGGCGTGATTCGAATGAAGAGGCGGGGATCACTCGGTCGGGATTTGAAGAAGAATCTCGGCGCCCCAGTTGGACACAGTTTTGATAACTGTGTAGAAACTCCCACTTCTGAAATAGACCACCCTGGGGAGGAAAACGTGGTTCAGGATCTTGAGTGGGTGCGGCTCCTGCATGCCTACCTGGGGGAACGGACAGCTCGACGAGATCTGTGCGCGCTCACCGTGCGACAGCATCGGTACACGCTGGTGGCGTTCATCGCCTGCATCGAGCACGGCGGCACCGTCGATCGTGACGTGGTGATCCGCTGGCTCGACGACTGCCGCACGATGCAGCCGGGGACGTTGCGCACCTCGATGGGGCGGGTGCGCACCTTCACCTCCTGGCTGTACATGGTGGGCGCGATCGTCGCCGACCCGATGGTCGAGTTCAACGCACCACGGGTGCCGAAGGCGGTGCCGCGGGCGTTGGGAGCGGACGAGCTGCAGCTGCTGTGGGACGTGCTGCCCGACTCGAGGGCGCGGCTGATCGTGGCGCTCGGCGTCGGGCTCGGGCTCCGACGAGCAGAGATCGCCGGGCTCGAGCTCGGTGACTGGGATCGATACAACCAAGTGCTGACGGTGCGGCACGACACCAAGGGCGGCAACCAGCGGCTGCTGCCCGTGCCCGACCATGTGGCCCGCCGCATCGAGAGCTACCTGCGCGACCGGCCGCGCGGCGCCGGGCGGCTGATCCGCTCACAGGTGACGCCGGCCAGCGGCATCAACGCCGACCGCATCGGCAGGATGATGACGGCCTGGATGCTCGAGGCCGGCGTGAAGGAAGCGCCGTGGGATGGGCGCTCGACGCACGCGCTGCGTCACTCGTTCGCACAGATGCTGTACCGCCAGGGCGGCGACCCCGACCTGCGGCTGGTGCAGCACGCACTCGGCCATGCGCACCTGTCCTCGACCGAGGTGTACATGCGTGCAGCGGTCGACACCGAACGGCTGCGGCTGGCGATGGCGAACGTCGACATCGGCGGGCTCCCGCCGACGGCCGCCTGAGCTACTGGCTGAGCCGCTCCCGCTGCTTCTCGCGCCGCTTGCGCTCGGCCTCGGTCATCGTCTCGGGGAACGGGACGCCGAACATCGCAGCGAGCGCACCAGCTCGGGTCTTCCCGTTCGGGATCGGCCGGCCGCTGCGGTCCTTGATCGGCTCGCCGGTGCCGTAGCGGATCGACGGCCCGTCGATGAAGTCGCGCAGGTTGCGCGCCATCGGCAGCTGCCCGAAGGCGTAGCCGAGCAGACCGGCCGGGTCGTAGGCCAGGGGCTCGGCCACCTGCTGGCCGAACGCACCGCGCGCACGGTCCTTCGGCGGCTTCGTCACCTGCTGGAGCCGACCCATGTCGATGCCGGTGAGCCCGGCGATGCCGACCTTCAACGCCGGGGACATCGACCGGAGTAGCGACGTGGGGTTGAGGATCGGGTTCTCGAGCGGGTTCTCGAGCGGCGACAGCGACCCCAGGTTCACCGACGACCCGTCGCCGAGCATCCACTTGCCCGAGAAGAACGCCAGCTCGGCGCCGGTCAGCCCCTCCTCGTTGGCGAGCACCGACAGCTGGGCCAGCCAGGCGGCGCGCATCGGATGCTCGATCGGGAGACGCATCGCTGCGACGGTCGAGTGACGAATCCAGCTCCACCAGGGGAACACCTGACGAAGGTACTTGCGCTGCCACGGGGCCATGTTCGTGTAGTCGCCCATCGCTCGCAGCGTGTCGCGCAGCGCAGCCTTCGCTGCCGCCTCGACGGAGGCTGACGGGTTCGTCTCGTCGACCAGGCCGCGGCGCACCATCTCCTTCACGTTGCGCTCGAGCTTCGACAGGTACACCGCCGAGCGGGACACGTTGTCGAAGAACTCGTTCACCCCGTACCCGTAGTCGGTCACCTTGCGGAGGGCACGGCCGGGGCGGGTGCGGGCGTCGGGTGTGTCGAACTCGGCGAGCCCGAGGCCGCGGCGCTGGTTCTCGAACAGACCCGACTGCACGATGCGACCACCGCGCACGCCGCCCACGTCGAGCGCACCACCGAGCAGGTCGGCCTCGAGCATCGACTGCGACTTGCGCCCCGCGCCCTTGAACCCGACCTCGGAGCGGAGGCGCTTGATCTGGCGGAACAGCTCGACCGGCCCGACGCCACCGAACACGCCGGCCATGATGACGTTGCCGATGGTGTTGTTGATGTACCAGCGGGCCGACAGCGGCAGCACCTGGGTCTTGTAGGCACGGTTCGCACGGGTGAGCAGCCGGAAGCCGGGCAGCGTGCCGCGGTCCCACAGCGAGGCGTCGCGCATCATCTCGCGGGCGATCGTGTCGGGCACCAGCTTCGGCAGCGCAGCCTCCTCGGCGGCGGCCAGCTCGGCGGCGCGCTGGTCGAACTCCTTCTGTGCTGCGGCCAGCACATCGGGGTCCGTCGAGTACCGACCTTCGAGCGACCCGCCCTCGGGGTCTTGGTCGAGCATCTTCGCCAGCTTCACTCGAGCCGTCTCGTACCGGCCCCACGCCTCGCGCAGCACCTTCGGGGTGGCGTTCACCGACCGCTGGTGTGCGGTGTCGGCGGCGTCCAGCTCGAGCCGGGCACGCTGGATGCGGGCATCGTCGCCGGAACGGATGGCGTCGTCGTAGTTCTTCTCGGCCTGCTGCAAGTCCTCGAGGAGGCGGCCGGCGTTGTCGACTGCCTTCGTCGCACCGAGCCCCTTCGCCCGGTTGAGCGGCACCCAGCCCATCTGGCGGGCGGTGTCGACGAACTCGTCGCGCGCCGGGTAGCGGTCGTTCTCGGCGATGAAGTCGCGCAGCCAGCCATCGAGGCCAGGCACCTGCGACACCGTCTTGCCGAACGTCTGCTCCACCCGGTCGTACGTCTCGTTGCGCAGGCGTCGCACCATGCGGTCGAGCTGGGTGCGCTGCGCACCCTCGACGGTGAGCGGCTTGAACGGGGTGCGACGCATCTTCTCGTCGGGCAGCGGCGACTTCGACACCGTCTCGACGGTGCCGATGCTCTTCGCCGGGATGCCACCGGCAACGTAGATCGGGTCGACACCCATCTCGGCCAGGTCGCGGATGTTGGTCGCCACCTCGGCGGCGATCTTCAGCTGCTCGGATGCGGCCAGGTGGTCGCCGTCGTTGGCGAGCCGGCGGGCCTCATCGAGATACCAGCGCACCTGGCGGCGGGCGAACTGCGCCGGGGCACGCCAGCGGGGCGGCATCGCCTCGACGTTGAGAGCGTCATCGGCCAGGGAGCGAGCACGCCGGTCGTCGAAGTTGAACCGGACACGGTTGCGGGCGTTCTGCCACTCCTGCGGAGCGAACTCGAGATCCTCGGTGAGCCGTCCCAGTTCATGCGGCAGATCCATCCAGGCGCCGTCGTTGTGCCGCTGGGTGACGACAGCATCCATCGTGGCGAGCTTCTCGTCGACACGCATCGACTCCTCGAGCGCACGCAGCTCGCCGTCGTTCAGGCCGAGCCGGTCGGCGTTGGCCTCGAGGTACGAGTACCGCTCCCGGTCGCTGGCAGCGTTCGCCAGGTCGTCGCCGACCTCGATGAGGGTGTCCACGGCATCCTCGCCGAACGTGCGGTTCACCGCGGTGCGCACCGTGTCCCACACCACACCCTTGCCGACGGTCACCTTGCGCGTCGTCGGCATCCCCGACGCCGCCAGGTCGGCGAGCTCCTCCTTGCTGACGTTCAGCGACTCCTCCCGGTTGGCGAGGAACCCGAACGGGTCACGCAGGCGCCGCAGCTGGCGCTGCAAGGTGCCGACAGCACCCGAACGCTCCCCGACGTACCGCCACTTCCCTTCGAACGGCACCGACTCGACCTTGCCGCCCGACATGCGCACGTTCCAGCCGTCGGCCTTCAGGATCGGCATGCGGTCGGGGCCGAGGACCGGCTTCCCGTTGGGGCCGATGACCTCGACCATGTTCGGACCAACGACCCGACCCCAGCGCCCGTCCTCGAGCTCGATCCAGCCCCTCTCCTTGACGACCTTGGCCTCGGGGAGGCGCTTGGCGGCCGGCAGCGACTGCGACGTGCCATGCACGGCGTCGCGGATCTCGGCCTGCGCCGGCCGGGACAGCAGGTGCGGGACATCGGCGATGTCTCGGTTGATGCGCTCGATCTGATCGACGAGCTGGGCATGGCGTCGAGCAGCGACCGACGCCCGCTCCTCGGCGGCACCGACCTGGCGGTTGATGCGCTCGACGGCGCTGCGGGTCTTCAGCACCCCGTCCTTCGTGTAGCTGCGACGCCACTGGCGTGACGCCGTGCGCTCCTCAGGGGTCAGCTCGCCGAACGTCTTCACCGCCTCGAGGTTGCGACCGGTGCGCTCCACGTTGTCGAGGGCGGTCGACACGGCGTCGCGCGCCTTCGTGATCGTCACCGGCTCAGGGCCGGCAGCCTTGCGAGCCAGCTTCACCTGGGCGCTGGTCGCACGACGCTCGGCCTCGCCGAGGGTGCGCTCGGCCTCGAGGCGTCGACCGCGCGCCGTCGGCAGCTTGGCGCGCTCACGTCCGACGTTCATGTCGCCACCGCCCGCGCCAGCACCGCCCGCGCCGGAAGCAGGCGGCACGGGCGGCTCGGCCGGCGGCTGCGCACCGCCACCAGCGGCAGCAGGTGCAGGCTCGGGCTCGGGTGCGGCAACCGCCGAGACGGGCGCTGGCTGCCCACCGCCGTCGAGCGGCCGACCGGCGGGGTCCGTCAGGTCGCGAGCGAACCGCACCAGCTCTGCGTCCGACGGCAGGCTGATCTTGCGGCTCCTGCCGTCGGCGTCGAACAGCAGCTCGATGTAGGCGCGCGGGTTGCTGGTCAGCGAGGCGTCGTCGACGGTCACCTTGGCGACCATCGCACGCTCGCCATCCCACTCGACGACGTTGCCAGGACGCAGCTGCTCCATCGATGCCACCTCACCAACGGCACCGCCAGCGCGCATCTTCTCAGCATCCTCGAGGTTGTCCCAACGCCATCTGGCGACGGCGTCCCACTCCTTGAGGGGCCGGATCTTCTCGGCCGCCAGCTCCTTCATCAGCGCGTTCGAGCTCATCTCGCTCATCCGGTAGGTGAGGACATGGCCGGGGGTGTCGACAGGCGGCAACGTGTCGAACGCCAGGTTCTCGAAGCCCGGCATGCGCCCCATGCGGTACACGGTTTCGTCGGCGTACGCCCTGACCGACCCGCCCCCCGTCGGATGGGAGTGCCCGAAGCGGTAGCCGACGCGCTCGAGCGGCACGCCCGGCGGCGGCGGGCTGAGGTGCAGCACGGCGTCCTCATCGCCGGGGAGCTTGTACTCGTACTCGGGGTGCGGACTGCCCTCAGCGACGACGTAGATGCGGCCCGTGTTCTCGTTGAGGATCACGTCACCAAGCCGCACCTCGCTGCCGTCGATCGCGTCGACAACGCCGTCGCTCACCAGGCGCTCCACGTCTCTGCCCGCAGCCTCCCACGCCTTCTTGGCCTGGTCGTCGAGCGCCCGATACTCTGCCGCACCCGACTCGCCGGGGAAGCTCATGTGGACGCTGCCGTCAGCGTCCACTCGGGCTTCCTTGATGGATCGGGTGTACGACTTCGCCAGCTTCGACTTGGGCTCCACGACGTTGCGCGGAGCAGCGGGACGAGGCTTCGCCGCCGCAGCGAGCTTCGGTGTGGCCGGTGACGCCGGCTCGGCAGCCTTCGACCAGTCCTGCGGGGTGCCCTCCTCGAGCTGGGCAGCGATGTCGTCGAGGCCGTTGACCATGCGCATGGCACCCTCGGCGCCCGCCCCATTGCGGGCCATCACCTTGGCGAGCAGTTCGGCGCGACGGTCGTTGATCGCCTCGACCACCTTCGGCACGTCCCGCGGATCGACGTAGGCCGCGCCATCGACCACGTCGAGGTAGGGGATGGCCGGCTTCGTCGACGGGCGCTGGTTCATCAGCTGGTCGTACGCCCTCAACCCGTCGCCAGACACCGTCACCTTCACCGAATCACCGGTCGGCACCTTGGGTGCTGTGACGGTCACGGTCGGCTTCGGTGCCTGCTTCGAGAGCTTCAGCGACTCGGCCCGGCGAGCGGACCCGGCGATCTCCCCGGCGATCTTCTTCTGCGCCCCGATCCCCTCCGACCCGACGAACGGAGCCACGACATGGCGGTCGCCGATGGTGGTGACGACGGCGCCCGTGTACTCCTTGCCGCCGAGCACGACGACCGGCTTGTCGGGGAGCCCGCGCGCCTGGCGGCGCAGGGTGTTCACGTCGATGACGCCCTCGTCGCTGAACTTGAACGACACCTCGTACGGCTCGATGACCTCGTCCAGGGGGAGGTAGCCGTGCTTGGCCGACAGGATGCGGATGCGAGAGTCGTCGCCGCCGGTGATGGCGCGGGCGGCCTCGAGGTTCTTCTTGAAGTAGTCGCTGGTGTACAGGTCGGCGGCGGCAGCAGCCGTGCCGAGCTTCGAGTTGCCGCAGGAGATCACGACGATGGCGTCGTCGCCGGCCTCCTTGGCGACCTCTTCGACGGAGCGCAGAGGCTTGCGGTTCATCTCGCGGCCGGTCCTGTCGAAAGCCTTGCCCCGCTCGGGCACCAGGCCGTCGAACACGTCCTCGGCGTTCATGCCGCGCTGCGCGCCCTTGCGCTTCCTCCAGGCTTTCGGGATGTCGACGCCGAGACGCTGGAGCAGCTGCGGCTTGCTCTTCGCACTCAGCTGTCGCAGCTCGACCGTGTAGTCGGACACCTGAGGCTTCGGCGCTTCAGTGGCACGGCGTTGCCGTTCGGCCTTCAGGCGTTCTGCGTGCGGGAACGGGGTCTGTCGCAGCAGCTCGACCCGTTCGTTTGCGCTGATGCCCCACACCTTGCCGTCGGGTGCGATCATCGCGGCGTACCCGGCGTCGTTGACCCACACGACGGTGCCCGTCACATCGATGCTGTTCGAGCGCACCACTTCGCCCACCTGCAACGTGGACGGGTCGACCCGGTCGATCACCTTGCCCGACTTCCACGTCTCGGCCAGCTCGGCGGCAGCCTCCAGCGCGGCGCGATGCTTCGCCGAGAGATTCTTGTTGTCGAGGCCGACGCCACCGAGGTTGTCGTTGAAGACGACCCGATCGCCGTTGATGGCCTCGTCGGACTTGAAGGTCAGCTGCTGGGAGAGGTAGTCGTTGATCGTCTCATCGGCCCGCCGAGTGACCTCGGCCGGCTTGGCGACCTCGGCGATCTTCCTGGGGATGCGCGTCTGCGTCGACGGCCGCGCCATCACCCCGTCGGGCGGGGTGACCATGCGAGGCACCTTGCGCTGCGGCGCCACCGGGGTGGCGGCGGCCGCGACCCCCTCGGCCTTGCCCTCGATGATGTCGATCGCCGACTGCGCCTGTGCGATGAGGCGCTGCTTCATGTCGGACGGGAACATCGACAGGTCGATGCGCCGGTTCACCACGTTGTACAGGTAGTCCGACGGGATGACGGCCGGTCGACCGTTGCGGGCCGTGGCGCGCTCGGCGGCGCGATCCATGTCGTTCTTCAGGTTCCCGAGGTACGTCTCGAGGATGCCCATCACCTCGGCGCGCTTCGTCTTCCTCGAGAGGCCGTCAACGTCTCGGAAGCGTTCGATGATCGAGCGGACGGTGTCGGCCTTCTTGACGGCGGCGAGGCGGTCCCTGAACGACAGGTACTCGTTGGTGGCGCGATCGAGGTTCTGGCTGCCGACGCGGGCGTTGTAGTCCGTGTAGTGGTTGGCCAGGTCGCCGAACTCGGCGCCGGGGTTCTCGAAGATGTCCTTGACCGCAGCATCCTGGGCGTCGCGGAACGCCCGCTGTGCGCTGTCGTACGGCGAGTCGAACTTCCCTCGACCGCCGGCAGCGCGCGCCTCGGCGATCAACCCCGTCTTCGACGGTTCCCGCACCCACCCCTTCGACTCCCGGTCGGGGTCCAGTTCGGCCATCCGCTTCGAGATCCCAGCGATCCGCTGCTCGACCTCGGGCTTCACCTTGCCCTTCCCGAGCTCGAGGAGGCGGTCGAGAGCCGAGCCAGGGCGGGCGTAGGCGCGGGACTTCTTCACCATGTCCCCAACCCGCTTCGCCAACGCCTCAGCGTCGAACGAGCCGGGCGCGAGCTCACCGCGCACACCCATCACCAGGCCGACGGGCTTCCCGTTGCGCATCACCAACACCGGCTTGGTCGGGCTGTCACCGATGAACAGCTCGGTGCCGGGGCCGGCGACGGTGTTCAGCTTGTCGAGCTGCACGCCGATCGTGTTGGTGCCGTCGGACAGCAAGATGGCGTTCGTCTGATCCTCACCGATGAGGCTGCGCCCGATCGGCTCGGCACGCCGGTAGGCGCCCTTCTTGATCGCCTCGAGCGGCGCCGTCAGCAGCTTCATGAAGTCGGGCGCCTCGTTGCCGGTGGCCCTCCACTTCGTCTCGTCCTTGAACGAGCCCGACACCTTCTCGGAGTCGGGCAGGTAGGTGCCGGGCTCGGTGATCTTCCCGACCAACCTCGGCGGCAACGGTGCCATGAGGTAGGTGTCGGTGTACCACAGCTCCCCGTCGACGAGGTTCACCGGGAGCGATCGAGCGGAACCGATGTGCGCCTTGATCGTCGCCTCGGCGCGCTGGGTCAGCACCTTCTCCGTCGGCGCTTCCCACTTCCGCTCGCCCTCGGCCTGGCGGTCGAGCTCGTCGGCGATGGCGGTCAGCTTCTTCGCATCCGACGGCGACAGCTGCTCGTCCTTGGCGGCCTCGCGCAGCGCCGTCGAGAACTCTTCAGCGGTGCCGCGCTCCAGGGTCTTGACCCCCTGGTCGCGCAGCTCCTTGCGCTCCTTGTCGAGGCGGGTGTACTCGGCGTCGAGCTTGCTGGCGTTCGCCTCGGCCTCGTCGGCAGCCTTCTTCGCCCTCTCGAACTCGACTCGAGCGCGTGCGGGGCGGGTGCGCGGAGTGTCGGGTGCCGCCGTGGCAGCCTCGGCCGGCTTCTCCGGTGCGCGCTCGGCGACACGGGAGAGCTTCGTGGTGCGCTTCGGTTCCGTCGGCGTCGACGACCGGCGCAGCTCGCTCCCGGCGGGCTGCGGTGCAACCTCGGGCTCGGGCTGCGGAACCACCTCGGGCTCCGGTCGAGGAGCCGCCGCCGGTGCCGCACCACCGCCACCCGAAGGGGGTTCGGGCGTGTCAGGGGAGGACGGGCCTGACGACGGGGGGACATCCGGCGGCGGCGGCTCGGTACGCGGAGCACGGGCAACCTTCGCCCGGCTCACGCGCGACTGCTGAGTCCTGCGCAGCTCGGCCTCACGCGCCTTCAGCTCCTCGACGCGCTGGGCCTGCTTCTCGACGGCAGCGAGCTTCTCATCGACGTTCGCCCCACCACGCTGCAGCTCGGCGTCGTAGTCGGCGTACAGGCGGCGCAGGTTCTGGCGGGCTCGCACCAGCATGTTGCGAGCACGGCGCTCCACCTCGACGGCGCGCTGCACCGACTTGCCGCGCTCCATGATCGTCGACAGCCGCGGCGGTGCCGGGATCTCGTCAGCGAGCAGCGACGAGATCCTCGCCTGCACCTGGGTGCGGTTCATGTCCTTGAACGCACGCATCTCCTGGCGCTGCAACACCTCACGGCGCCCCTCGAGGCGACGGCGCTGCCGCTGTTGCTCGACCGGCAGAGGCTCCGACCCCATCTCGGCGGCCGTGATCGGCCGGCCACCGACACCCTGGCGGCCCATCTCGGGCAGGATGTCGTACATCTCGCGCATCGCCGGGCTCACCCGGTTGATGAACTCGGCGTCGGCAGCCGGGAGACGACCGAGGGCGTCGTCGATGAGGATCTTCGCCACGTCGGGCGTCACGATCTGCGACGAATCGGAAGCGCCTTCGAACAGCGTCGACAGCTGGCCGGCAACCCGATCCATCACCGCGGCCTGCTCGGCAGGGGTGGCCGCCGCCTCATACTCGCGCGCCCAGCCAGCCACCTGCTGGTCGAGGTCTCCGATCGTCTTCGCCACCGTCGCCTTCGACAGGTTGATGTACTCGGGGTCTTCGCGCGACAGGCGCCGACCCGTCTCCTTCGACACCTCCTCGACGATGGTGCCGGGCTGGGCCACATCCATCTGTGCCTTCAGCAGCTGATCCTCGAGGGGACGCTGTGCCACGTCGGCGAGCGCCTGCCCCTCAGGGGTGAGGCGGGAGAACAGTGCGCTGCGACCGACACGGGTGCCGACGAGCCCGTTTGCCGCCACCTCGGACAGACGCAACGGCCGCGAGCCCGTGCGGGCGATCTCGAAGGGGCGACCGAGACGTTCGGTGACGGCCCGCTCGACGAGCGGAGCGGCGGCGTCGCCGAGCTTGCCCGACGCCCACCGGATCGCCGGGAACGGCTGGCTGGCGACCGTGTCCACCACACGACTGCCGTGCTTCAGCATCGTGCCGGCGCGCTCGGCGGCCTGTGCCGCCTCGAGATACCCGCCCTCGTTCAGCAGTCGAGCGACACCGGAGCCCCTCGCACCCGCCTGAGCACCCCGAGCGACAGCCTGCGTCGCCGCCTCGCCGATCGTGCCAGCAGCAGCACCGGCTTCGGCTGCGCGCGCTGCCGCACCGGCGGCCCCGGCGCTGCCAGCGGAGCCGAGTGCCTTGCCGAGGCCACCTGCGACGATGGCAGCGTTGCCGAGATCCTCGAGCACGACACCGACGATCTCGCCCCGCTCGATCGCCCGCAGGTAGCGCGACGGGTGACGCAGCCGCATGACCGAGTTGCCCAACGAACGCGCCACCATGTCGCCGAACGGCAGGTACTCGTTCGTGAAGTCGCCGAAGGAGTCGACATCCACGTCGCCCTGGGCTGCATCCCACGCCAGGTGGAACGGTGAAGCGACCGTCTGCGCGGCCTTGCCGGCGAACTCGGCCAGGCCGCCGGGAAGGCCGCGCAGCACGTCACCGAACTGCTCGAAGAGGCTCGGCGCCGGGGTGTCACGGGTGAGCTTGGAGATCGGGGTGTAGCCCGACCCGCCAGAGCTGGTGCCGAACTTGCGGTAGCCGCCGACGGTCGAGCCGGCAGACGCCAGGTCACCCATGTCAGTACCCCGTGTAGGCGTCGAACACCGCACGCTGGACCGCGTCCAGCTGGCGACGGATCTGGAACAGCGACTCTTGGAACTCGGTGTCGTCGGCAGCGTTCTGCTCGGCCTGGCTGGCGTCGGCCAGGGCGGCGTTGAGCATCTCGTCTTGGTTGAGCATGGTGTACACCTGCTCGGGCTTCATGTTCGCCGACCGCGCCAGCTGCTCGACATCCATGCCGATCTGCTGCGACATGGTGTCGTAGTCGGCCTGCGCCGAATCCTTGGCCGCCTGCTCGCTCGCTCGAGCCGCCTCGGCGTCGGTCGGACCACCCGAGATCCGGTTCGTGTAGTCGGCGTAGCTCTCGCCGACGTTGTACGTCGGGGTCAGCGCCTCGATGAGATCCTTCACCTCGACGTTGGCGAACATCGGGTCGTTCATGGCGATCCGGTTCATCGCCTCCTGAATGACCGACGGGTCGTTGAGCAGTCTCGACTGCTCACGAACGGCACCACCGAGCTGATCCTTGGCGCCGGCGATGCTCTTCGAGAGGCTGCGACGCAGCTCGGGCGGCACGGTGTCCTTCAGCTGCTTCTCGTAGGCACCCTCGAGCGACTTGTCACCCATCCGGTAGCCGACCAGCGCCTGCGCCTGGGGGTTCGACTTCGCTGCGATCATGCGCAGCCGGGCCGCCTCGCGCCCCATCGCCTGCTGGGCCTGCTTGGTGTACAGGCCCGCATCGGTGTTGAACTCCATGCCCTTGGCGCGCTCGTCGTAGTCCTTCGCGCGCTTCGCCAGGTCAATGCCTCGAGCGACCGGCTGCTCGTAGTTCTGGCGCAGCCAGTCGGCGAACGGCATCTTCGCCCGCTCCGACCCCTTGGCAGCGAGCTCGATGCGGTTCTTGTTCGTCATCAGCTCGCCCATGCCACGGGTGATCTGGCGGGCTCGGATCGCTTCCTTGCGGACGTTGCCGCCCACCTCAGCGGTTGCCTTGTCGGCGAGCGCCTTCTTCAGCTCGTTCACGGTGAACTTCGTGCTGCCACCGCCGCCACCGCCACCGCCGCCACCGCCCGACGAGCGACGCTGCGCCTGGAGCAACGCCAGCTGCGCCTTCGTCTGTGCGTCGATGACCGATGCCTGGTCGCGGGCGATCGTGTCGACCAGCGAGCGAGCCGACTCGACGTTGTGGGCGTACTCGTTCCAGCGGGAGGTGCGGCGCGCGGTGTCGGCGTTGAAGTCGGCCGCCTGCTGGGTCATGTTCAGGGCGGCCATGTCGTAGGGCTCGCTCGTCGCCGACTCGATGCTGCCCATCGATGCACCAGGCGCACCGCGCCCAGCTGCCTCTGCGAGCGCCGTGTCGACGGCCGCCTTCTTGCGGCGCGCCACCTCCTGCTGGGCCTCGAGGTAGGCGTTGGCACCGTCGATGCCGCCGGCTGCCTGTGCGCTCAGAAGTGCCGAATCTGCGCTCATTTCTGCCCCTGGTAGAACTTGAGCAGCTGATCCTGCTGATCCTTCTGCGCCTTCGCCGTGGCCTTGCGGGTCGCCTCGTCCTGCTCGGCGCCCAGCATCCGCTCGACGGTCTGCTGACGGAGCGAGTCCTCGACCTGGCCGTAGGCACGATCGATCGCCGTGAGCCGGTTGGCCTTGCCTTCGGCGAGCTGCGACATCTGGCGGCCACGCTCGGCGTCCTGCTTCGCATACCGGTCGTTCGCCTCACCGGACGAGAAGATGCCCCTCGAGACGAGGTTGGCGGTCAGGTTCTGGCGGCCCTGCTCGTAGTTCCGGCCGGCGTCGTCGACGGAACGGATGTAGTCGCGGCCGGTCTGCCCACGGTCGCGCGCCCGCGTGTCCTCGGCGTTGGAGAGGGTCATGCCGACCCCCCGCAGATACGCCATGAGGGCAGGGGTGTAGAACGGCTTGTTCCTGGCGTCGAGTTGCAGCTTGCTGAGGACTCCACGGGTGTAGTCGTCGAGCGCCATGATGGGCCTCCGCTCAGTACAGGGCGAGGATGAGGGTGGCGGTCGTGCCCGTGGCTCGGACGCGCACGGCCGTCATGTCGAGCTTGTAGCCCGCGGTGATGCCCGAGACGAGCACGGTGGAGCCGCCGCCGGTGATGAGCGAGATCGCGCCAGCGCCACCGACCCACAGCGCCTTGCAGGGGCCGTCGGGCAGGTCGGCGGTGTCGCTCGGAGTGACGGCCTTGGCGTCGATGGCCGGGCCGATGAGGCCGTAGTTCAGCTGGGGCATTAGCCCTCCCCTGTGGTGCGGTTGCCGATGATCGGTTCGACGGGGTCGCCGCGTCGGGCTGCGATGCCGTTGCCGAGGATGTACCCGCCGATGGCGGTGAGGAACGGGACGCCTGCTTCGCTCGAGACGTGATCCGTCATCATCAGCAGCGTCATGAAGCCCGACAGCACCAACGCCGCGACGAGCTTCGGAAGGTTGTTCACGGACATCATGCCCCCTTGGTCGGACAGGTGCCGCCGGCACCCTCGTAGAAAGCCGCCACCCGGCTCGCCACCTGGCGTCGCAGCTCGTCCATCTGACGGATGCGCTGCTGACCAGGGCAGGTCTTGCCGACGTAGATCGACCACTCCTTGAACTGGCTGTGGTAGCCGATGCCGGTGTCGTCCCACGTCGTCGGCGCCGTGCAGGCGATCCGATAGGCGACGCATTGGACGGTGGTCATGGCGACCAGGGCGTGGAACTGCTGCTGCGCCCACGGGGTGGTCTGCAGCGAGGCCGCGCCGAAGTCCTGCGTCTCGCAGGACAGGGCGCCGTACCGGTTGCCGAGGTGCGTCCAGCTGTTGCCCTTGTAGTTGTTGTCGGCGCGCACGTTGAACGGCATCGCCTGGATGATCGTGCCATCGAGGTTGCACAGGGTGTGCGCCTCGCCGGTGATGTCGCCGCGGTTCCAGTACGCCCAGGCGTTCCACCACGGGATCTTCGTGGGGGCGGCCTGCGAGTGCAGGATGACGTTGCGCGGCGTGATCTTCGGCTGGGTGGCAGCTTCGGGCAGCGGCTTGTAGAGCACACCGGGGCCGTGGAGGACGTGGTCAGCGTCGAGCCAGAAGCCGCCGGTGGCGAACTTGATGATGTCGAGCTTCGAGGTCTTGCCGTTGAGGCCGAGGCCACGGAAGGCGAGGTGAGGGGCGGCGGTCATGTGGGAGTCCTCCACAGGTGGGCGATGGGTTCGGGTGTCATGCGGACACCCGTCGGACGGCCACGGCGTGCGAGTAGACGCAGGTGCCGCCGGTGGCGTTCAGGACGTTGCAGACGATGGTTCCGGCGGCAGCGATCGGGACGGTGACCGCGAACGACTCGGTGATGCTGGTCACCGCCATCTCGTACACGGTGCCGCCGGCAGTGATTTTCGCCAGCGTGCCGAGGCCGGCGCTCGGCGTGCCCGACGTGCAGCTCAGGTCGAGCGCAACAGCCCACGTTCCCGCCTCGGGGACGGTCACCGTCGCACTGCCGACGGCCGACATGGCGTCGGTGTCCAGCGTCTCGGTGTCTGCGGACAGGTTGGCGTTGCCGCCGTTCGCGATCGACGTGCCCGTACCGGACCAGTTGCCACCCATGAGGCCCGAGACGAGCAACCAGTTCGTCCCGTCGAAGACGCGCACGCGCGACTTGTCCGTCTCGAAGATCAGCTGGCCGGCGATCGAGCCCGCCGGGCGGGTCGACGAGGTGCAGATGATGAGCGGCCGCTGGGTGGCGACGAACTTCGTGTGGTCGACCGAGAGCGCAGCGAGCTCGTTGTAGCCGACGGCGTTGTTGGCGATGCGGGCCTGGTCGACCCAGTCGGCCGCCTCGATCGTCTGGAATCGCTGGTCGACCGTCGCCACAGCACCGGACGGGTTGGAGCCGAGCTCGTTGATGATGTCGGTCAGGGCGTTCGAGACAGCGTTGTGGTCACCCGCATGGTTGGTGTCCATCGAGGTGAGATTCCCGCGCGAGTTCGGTGGGACGGTCGGGGGGTACGCCACGGTCTGATCCTACTTTCCCATCTGCAACACGTCAGTGATGCAACCGGTTGCTCATTGGGTGGTGCTCAGGTGAGGTTGAACGCCTGAGCGGCGACGGAATGGAACGTCCACACGGCGCTGGTGTTGGGCAGGACCGACAGGCCGGCGAACAACGTCGCCCCGGTCGTGTCGAACGCTGCCGACGTGACGTTGAACATCTGCTGCTGCTGCACATTGGCGATACCTGTGTTCGTGTTCTTGTGCCACAGGGTGATCGTCGCCAACGCCAACGCCGTCGCCGACGAGCCCGACAGCGACAGCTCGATGTCGAACCAGCCGGTGTCGGCCGCCGCTGTCTGGACAGCAAATGCGTTGAAGCTGCAGCGGGCCGCGTCAGCGATGGCCCCGGCGGTGCCGAACCGGACGAAGATCTGTGGGGCAGCTGTGCCGAAGGCGGTCTTCGAGAACGTGGCACGCCAGCGCAGGTGGGTTCCCGCCTTGATGCGACCACCGATGGCGAGGCTCGAGCCCGTGAGGTAGGTGTCGGTGGCGTTGATCGCCTGCGTCGCCGAGTTGCCGTTGACGATGAGCTGAGGTAGCGGCAACGTCTGGAATGTCGCATCACCCCGCAGGTAGGTGGTGGTCGTGCCGGGCGGCGCCAGGGTCGCGAGCGAACCGAGGCCGAGGTTGGTGCGCGCCGTCGCCACCGACAGCACGTCCGACAGGTTGTTCGCGCGCAGCATGTCGCCACCACCGGCAATCGACTGCCAGGTGGCGTCACCACGCAGGAACGTGGCGGTCGAGCCGCCGGAAGGGACCAAGCCCTTCAGGACCGTGGTGAACACGTCGAGCAGGGTGGTGGCCTGGGTTCCGGTGAGGTCTTCGGGATCGCCCGTGCCCGCCGTCAGCCGCCCCTTCAGGGTGGCGGTCGCCATGTTCGCCAGCTTCGTGTTGTCGACGGCGTCGTTCACGATCTTGATCGTCGACACCGTGTTGTCGGTCGGCGTCCGAGTGTCGGTGAACCGGGCGTCGTTCCCCAAGGGCACCGTGGTGCCCGTGGTGCCCGTCGGGATCTGAGCGATCGGCACCTTGATGCTCGCGTCGAGAGATGCGTAGCCGTTGGCGGCGGCCTTCTCCGACTCGAGCTGGTACTGCGTGTGAGGGTCACCTGTGGTCAGGCCCGCCAGGTTGTTGTGGCTGATCGGGTCGGTGCCGCCCGAGCTGTGCGTCGATGCGTGCGCCGTCGGCGTGCGCGCGTCAGTGAACCGGGCGTCGTTCCCGAATGGCACCGTGGTGCCCGTGGTGCCCGTGGGGATCTGAGCGATCGGCACCTTGGTGCCTGCGTCGAGGGAGGCGTAGCCGTTGGCGGCGGCCTTCTCCGACTCGAGCTGGTACTGCGTGTGAGGGTCACCGGTGGTGAGGCCGGCAAGGTTGTTGTGGCTGATCGGGTCGGTGCCGCCCGAGCTGTGCGTCGATGCGTGCGCCGACGGGGTGCGGGAGTCGGTGAGCCGCGTGTCGTTGCCCTGCACCACTTCGGTCGCAGCGGCGTTGCCGGTGGCCGGGACATCCTTCGTGGCCGCCGTGCCGAGGCCGAGGTTGGAGCGCGCCGTCGTGACGTTGGTGAGGTCGGACAGGTTCGATGCCTTCTGCGCCGCCCCGGTGATGCGGGAGTCGTCACCGGCAGCGACGGTGCCGGCCGCGGTGCCGACGTTCAGGGTCGCAGCGCCGCCGAGCCCGAGGTTGGAGCGCGCCGTGGTCACGTTCCCGAGGTCGGAGAGGTTCGATGCCTTCTGCGCCGCCCCGGTGATCCTCGAGTCGTCACCGGCAGCGACGGTGCCGGCCGCGGTGCCGACGTTCAGGGTCGCAGCACCACCGAGCCCCAGGTTCGAGCGCGCCGTGGTCACGTTCGCCAAGTCGGACAGGTTGTTCGCTGCCAGGAGCGCCCCGGCGGCGGCGGCCGCCAGGTACGGCAGGGTGTTCCAGGCGGTCACACCGTTGCCGACCTTCAGCTTCGGGGCTGTGGCCGGCGCAGCGACATCGATCTCGATGCCGATCTCGCCGACGCCGAGCACCGGGTTGTTGGTCGCCCAGTTGGCGGCCGTGTCACGCCTGCTGCGGATCTGCACGCTCACAGTGATGCTCCTCCGTTGATTACCGACGTGAACGACGCCGTGGTCGAGTCGCCGCCATCGAACGTCGCCGACGACGAGCTGCTGCCGCCACCCGACCCGCCGGGCGGTGCCGCCCAGGTGCCGTCGGCGCGCAGGAAGTTCGTGGACCCGCCGCCGGATGCGGGCACCACCCCCTTGGTGGTGGAGGTGAACTGGTCGAGCAGCGCGGTCGCTCCCGAGCTGGTTGCGGTGGCGAACGCTCCGAGCCCCAGGTTCGACCGGGCGGTCGACACACTGAGCACGTCGGAGAGGTTGTTCGAGCGGAGCATGTCGCCCCCGCCGCCACCCCCGCCGCCGCTGGCGGCGAGCTCATTGAGCCAGTCCTCGAGCTGGCGGTCACGCTCGTCGAGGATCGCAGCTTCCGAGGAGTCGCCACGCAGCTGCGACCAGCGGATGATGAACTGGAAGAGCCTCATCACGTCCTCTGCGAGCGCACATCCAGGCCGACGACGATGTCGCGGATGGCGACGCCCCGCATGTCGGTCACGTTGATGCGGAACCCTGAGCCGAAGCCCTGGTCGCCGATGGCGAAGCGGGCGATGAGGTCGGAACCGGAGGTCGACACCTCGTTCCACGCCACCCGAGCATGCTGTTCGGGGCTGGTGGAGCTGCGGTCGTCGTACGGGCTCAGAGTCTCGACGGAGACACCGAAGCCCGACATCAGCTTGCTGGCCTCGGTGGCGTTCGAACCGATCTTCCATGCCCGATACCGGACCTGCACACTGCGAACCCGCACGTCGCGGCCCTGGGGATCGAACCAGGCTCGTGTCTGCAGGTAGGCGTCGATCGGAGTGTCGACGCCGTCGCCGAGCGATCCGAGGGTGTCGCTGGCGATCGGCGGGCGGTCGGCGTCGATGTTCCAGGCGTACAGCTGCAACGCTTCACCGGCTGTGGTCGACTTCTTCGCAGCCAAGATGGTGCCGGGCGTGGAGATGCCGTAGCCGTTCTCGATCACGTCGGGGGCGTAGCCGGCCAGGCTGACACCGAGGTCGTGGTAGGAGGCGCCACCCGACTCGGCGAACATGATGACGCTCGAGGTGGCGCCGTTGTCGTAGCCGAAGATGTTGGTGCGCCCGGTGGGCGACGCCATCACGGCCTGCGACGCCAGAGGGTTGAACGCCGGCACGACATGGTCGAGCAGCAGCGACGAGCGAGAGCCGTTGAAGAGGGCCGGGTTGTAGGACCGCGGCCAGTAGACGATGCGGTTGTCGGCGGTGGCGCCAGCGCCGCGCGCATCGACGGGGCCGTCGCCGCTGGTCGCCTGCCGGATGGCGCTGCTGGTGCCGATGACACCCGTGATCGCCCACCAGCCGCTGCGCTTGCCGACGAACAGGGTGTTGTAGACGGGGACGATCGCGGTGATCGGCTCGCTGTCACCCACGTCGAGGTAGTTGCCGACCGGCCAGACCGAGAAGTCGAAGCCGCCGGCCGTGATCTGCGAGAACCACAGCCGGTACGGGGTGACGGAGTCGACACCGACGCAGTACAGGTTCCAGCGCCGGATGAAGCTGAACGGCGACGGGGTGGTGACCGCGGTGGTCGTCATGCCCGACGTGTTGTGCCGGTAGAGGGCGTTGTCGACGAGGGCGAAGATCAGCGAGTCGGTCTGCGCGACGTACGTCACCCACTTCGACGGGGTCACCGGGTAGGCGGCGAACGGGGTCGCCACACCGGCGCCGGCCTCGAGCCCGGTCAGCGGGATCATGTACGTCCTGTCGGCGGTCACCAGGGCGTTCGAGCCGAGAGTGGCGAAGCCCTTCGGCCCGTTGGCGACCGGCACGGTGATGCCGCCGCCACCGGACACGGTGACGGCGAGCGACTTGAGCCCCCAGCGCGGCCCGATGAGCCCCGAGTTGTACATGTGGACGTTGCGCCCGTACCAGGCGTTCTGTGGGGCCATGCCGGGGTCGAGGCGGCCGGCGTTCCCTGCGGACCAAGAGTCGAAGCGGACGAACAGGTCGGGCATCAGATCCAGCCGTCCCGGCGCACCCGCGGCACGACCGGGCCGGTGGAGCGACGCAGTGCGTTGCGCATGCGCCGGATCCAGTTCGCCACGTCTTGGTCGCAGGCGTCCTTGATGCCACGCAGCTCCTCGCGCATGGCGATGTTGGCGGCGGCCGCGGCGACGACCGAACCGTGCCACTGGTCAGGGATGAGGGGCTCGTCCTCGTCGGCGACCAGCTCGATCGTCTGCCGGTAGTAGAGGTGCGTCACGGTGTACGCCTGGTCGGGCGTTTCGACGAGCACGATGTTGTTCCCGACGATGCCGTAGGCGTCGGGTGCGCCGGTTGCGAGGTCCGACTTCGCCAACGCCTGGGTGGGCGAGACGTTGTACAGGATGCGCTGGCTGCCGCCGGTGTTGCGCAGCAGGATGCTGCGGGTGGCGCGATAGTTCGCCGGCAGGGCGTAGGTGTCGGTGCCGGCCACGGTGGTGAAGGTGTCCGTCACCTCGAGCCACGGCCAGTGGTACTCGGCGTCGATCTGCTCGAGCGCCTGGTTGACGGCGTCGTCGATCACGCTCGACGGGATGAACTGGTCACCCGAAGCGATGCCGGCGCGGTTGCGCACCTTCTCGCGGTACTCCATGAGCCTCACGCCAGACCTGCCTTCTTGACCTCGAACCGGAGCCGCTCGCCGGCTTCGACGAGCTGCTCGACGTTGCGGTCGAACTTGGCCTTGTCGAGGCGGGCGTTGTGGGCATACAGCGCCTTCAGCGGGTCGGTGCGGCGGGTGTCCTTGGCGACGAGGTAGTCGATCAGCCGCTCGTCGAGGGGCTGATCGGTGGGGCGGCGGGCGACGAGGTGGTACTGACCGAAGTCGAGCCGCCACAGCTCCCACTGGTCGAGCTCGGTGTTCAGGACGAGCGCGAGACGCTCATCGCCTTCCCAGCCGCGGGCCGGGTCGCCGTAGCGCAGCTTGTCGGCGAGCTCGCCAGGGCTCGTCCCCTGGGCGCTCCACACGGTGTGACCACCGATCGTCTCGGGATGCACCAGGCCGGTGACCGTCTCCTCGCGCTGCAACACGTTTCCTCCTGGGGGGTTGAGCCCCCACGCCCCGGTGCTCGTAGGCCGGGACGTGGGGGCGCCGTCAGGCAGCCGGGTTGGATCAGCTGTCCGACAGGTCGTCGATGCGGGCGTGCGACTGGCGGCTGTCCGTGCAGGGCTGCGCGTACAGGAACAGGGTCGCCTCGTAGGCATCGGTGTTCGGGACTCGGCTCAGGATCGCGCCGTCCTCCTCCATGAACTCCCAGTCGCTGGCGCGCTGGAACTCGAGGCGGGAGGTGCAGAGGCCGAACGCCTGCTTGACCGGTGCGTCCTGGTCGTAGACCAGGCTGACGGTCGAGCTGCCCTTGCGGCCCTGGCCGGCGGCCGAGATGTCGACGCCCTCGTAGCCGCCCTTCAGCACGTTGGTCGGCATGAAGCGACGGTCGTTGAGCAGGTCGGTGGCGACCGAACGGTGGATGCCGGGGGTGGTCACCCACAGGTCGATCTCGTCGCCCGAGGCGATGTGAGCCGACTGCCAGGTGGCGAAGAACAGGTCTTCGACCGCGGTGCGCGGGGTGCCACCGTTGGCGTTCACCGTCGACTTCCACACGCCGTAGACGGTGGGGTCGATGGTGAGGTAGGTGCCGGTCGCCGACACGATCTTCGCCAGGCCGTCCATCTCGGCGTCCTTCGAGCCGGTGCGATAGATCTTCGCACCGCTCGCCGCCGTCACCGAGGTGGTGAGGGTGATGGTGGTCGAGGTGACCGACTGGATCACCACGGCGGTCGCCTGGGCGGTGCCACCGTTGAAGATGTCGATCACCATGCCGGGCACGATCTGGCGCAGCTGCGTCGAGCTGAGAGCGACCGTGAGGGTGGTGGCGGCCGTGGTGGCAGCCGTCAGGGTGGCGAGGGCGCCGGTGGCGTCACCGTACAGCTGACGGTTGATGTCCTTCTTCAGGTCGGTGACCACGCCCTTCGTCTCCGTCTCCAGCGGACGGGCGAAGCCGCCCTTGTCGCTGGTGACCGAACGCATGAGCGGGCCGCTGATCTGGATGCGGCCGTAGTTGTAGGCGAGTGCGACCTTGGCGTTGACCGTGACTTGGTTGCCGGCCGCCGGCAGCGTGCCGCCGTCGGCGCGGGCACCGATGCCCTGGTTGCGGCCGACCTTGATGTCCATGAGAACCTGGCGGCCCTCGACTCGGTCGGACTTGGCCTCGATCTGCGACAGCAGGAAGCACTCGTCGTTGAGGGTCTTGCGGACGCCGGGAAGGTAGTAGTCCTTCAGCAGGGCGTCCATCGTGGAACGGTTTGCAGGCATGGCTGCGTGACTCCTTTGGGAGGCGAAACGGGGATGGTGTTTCTGCGTCCCTGCACCAGGCAGGCGCCAGAGTCGAGCGGCGCTCCAGGCGTGAGCTCGAGGGGGGGGTCAGGGCCGGGCGCTCCAGGCGCACCGGCAACCTGTCCCGAACGTTAGCTCATCCCGCCTGTGTTTTTGAGGAACTCGCGACCTGCCTTGAACGCGTCGTCGAGGTTCTTCGGCTCGACGCGCTGCACGCCGGTCGTGCCGTTGGGGACGAGCGGGGTGGTGCCGCCCTTGGCCTTGCCCTGAACGTAACCGTCGATGACCGACTGGCGGTACTGCTCATGTGCGGCGAGGGCGGCCTGGATGTCGCCGTTCGTCTCGTTGCTGGCACGCCAGAGCACCATGTAGCCGTCCATCGAGTTGGGGTCGATGCCGGCCTGCTTGATCTCGGCGAACACCTCGCCGACCATCGACTCCATCTCCTGGGCCGCGGCCTGACGCTGCATCTCGGCCTGCACGATCCGCTGCACCTGCTCCTGGGTGAGCTCACCGCCGGCCTCCTGTTCGGCGTCCTCGAGGTCGTCGTAGAACTCGTCGGACGCGTTGCCCTGCTCGATGTCGCCGAGCACGCGGCTGGCGATCGTGCGCATCTGCTCGGCGGCGGCGTACGGGTCCGACTGCCACGTCTCGGCGAGCCCGAGCCACACGGCCCGGTCGTCGTCGTCGTAGTCGTCGAGGATCTGGTACTTGCCGGGCTGCTGCATCTTCTGCTCGAGCTCGCGCAGCTGGGTGCGGTAGCCGGCCGATTCGCTGCGCAGCTTCTCGACGTAGCTGCGTTCGAACAGCTGCTGCCCGTCTGGCAGGTCGATCGGCGCGTAGCTCTCCGTCGTGCTCGAGCTGGAGGTATCAGCGGCAGGGGCTGCGGCTGCGACATCTCCAACGGCGGCAGGTTCGGTTCCTGCGATGTCACTCATTCATGGTTCCTTCCATCGGTCCTCCCGGCGCTGCGGGAGGGGGCGGTGCGGGTTGCTGTGGCTGGGCACCGCCGGCCAGCACTTCGGGCGGGATCACGCTGGATGCCGCAGTGGGGATGAGGGCAGCGGCAGCGCCGCCGGCCTGGGCCGCCATCGTCTGACGTGCCGCCTGCTGGGCGGCGTACATCTCATGGGCGGCGAGGTGCTCGACGAACATCTGTCGGGACTCGTCGGCCAGGTGCTCGAAGCGGTCGGACTTCATGAAGTCGCGATGCGTGTTCAGGTGGTTGGCGTGGTCGTCGATCTGATCGACGGTGCGGGCCACGCCGACAGCCATCTGATAGTTCTCCCGGCGGGCTCGCGCCGTGTCGGGGTCGATGCCCTCGAGCAGGTCGTCTTGGTCGGGAAGGTCGGCGATCTTGGCGAGCTCCTGCGGGCTCTTGATGATGCCGCGGTCGTACAGCTGCATGGCGTAGGCGGCCTGGGCGGCGCGCGACCGGGGGAGCACGGCGTCGATCGGCACCTCGGCGTACACCTGGCCGGCCAGGTCACCGCCGTTCCACTCGACGATCTCGGGGACGCCCGACGGCATCGTGATGCGGGCGGTGCGCGTCTCCTGCACCCGCACCTCGAGGAGCTGGAGCACCATTGTGGCGACACGGCCCCAGCATTCGCCGAGCTCCTTGGCGAACGACCCGACGGGGGTGTCGTCGTTCTCGGCGAGGATCGACAGGGCGACACCGGACTCGACACCGGACGGAGCCTGGCCTCGGGACACGTCGTGGACGTTCAGCACGTCGTCGAGCGCCTCGCCCAGCATCGAGGGCTGACGGATCCACCAGTCGGGCATCGACGGGGGCGACTCGTAGACGGGGCGAAGGTTGCCGATCGGGTTGTACTCGACGGCCTCGCCGGGCGTGTCGGTCAGCTCCTCGATGTCGTCGACCGACCCGAGCGGCACCCACAGGCGGGCGTTGCCGGCCTGACGCAGGTGCTCGATGATCGACGACCAGCTGGCGTTGTAGAGCGCCTGGATGGGGACGGCGTCGGACACGGGGGTGTGGCCGAGCCAGGTGGCGTGCATCGGCTGCACGCAGGCGGTGGCGACGTTGAGGCGGTCGGTGAACTTGAACGGCCACGGCGACTCGCGCACGACGCTGTCGTTGACGACGGTGACGACACGGCCCTCCGAGCTGCCGAACGGGCGCTCGTACATGGTGAGCACCATCGTCAGGTTGCTGTCCTGAAGGTCACGCACCGAGTCGCCCAGCCGGTAGATGCCGTCGACGCTCGAGGCGTCGGCCTGCGGCTCCTTCTCCATGCCGAACAGTGCCTGCACCTCCCTGGCCGGCAGTGCCTGACCGCGGATCCACCATTGGGCGTGCTCGATGTCGTGGGTGCCGGGCTCGCAGCACATCTCGTGGAGCGACAGGGTGGTGAGACGGATGTCGCCGGTGCAGACCTTGTTGCCCTGCTCGTCGAACCCGACGTGCGTCCCGGCCTGGGGATCCCACTCGACGCAGATCGCACCGACACCGCCCTCCCAGGTCGTCCAGGCGTGGTCGAAGCGGATGCGTTCCCAGTTCTGGCGGCGATGCAGGTCGGCAAGAGCGGCCTCGGCGATCCGGCTGCCACGGCCGGCAACGTCGTCGGCAGAGGTGGCGGGCACGTCGAAGATCAGCGGCCGGCGCATCAGCTTGGCGATGATGCGCCGCGAATCCGGCCCCATGCGGTTCACGGTGGCGCGCACCCGCGACGGGACACGCGGCGCCTCCTCGAGCCGGTTCGTCTCCTTGTTGTAGAAGACCCACTGCTTGTTGCGCATGAAGCTGCGGTTCACCGCGGCCTGCTGGCGCTCGGCCATGAGGTTGCGCGAGCCGCGCATCCAGCGGTCACGGATCTCGACGGCGGGGCTCTTGTCTTCTGCCATCACGACAACCCTTCGATGTACGGCGGTGAGGTGCGGTCATCCGACCGCTCGGGCACATACGAGCCGTTGTCCAGGGCGCGCACCTCGCCGACGTGCTTGGCGACGACGAGGTGGATGAGGTGCTCGCGCTCCCTGGCTGCGCGAGTGAGCTCGGCGTTCAGGATGAAGCCGTAGACGATCGAGGTGGACAGCGCCGTGAGCACCAGGCCGACGACGAGGACGATGACCATCAGACCACCAGCTCGTAGGTGGCGGCGAACACGTCGGGGGCGCACGGGTAGATCCCGTCGACCGCCCCCTGGATCATCCAGTGGTCGGGGCTGGCGTGCGTCCAGCCTTCGAGGGTGAGCACGTCGATGCCGCCGTCGGCGCCGATGAAGAGCAGCTTGCCGGCGGCGTGCGCGTCACGAATCGCCTGCGGCAGCAGCGACCATTCGGTCTGCATCGTCGTGGTGAGGGAGGCCACCGTCCACGCCTCGACCTCCACCGGCAGCTTCCGGTAGGCGGTCATTCGGTCACCGGCTTCTTCGCTGCGGCCTTCTTCGCCGGCTTCGGCTTCTCCTCGACGGCCTTCGGTTCGGGCAGGCCGAACGCCTGGAGGGTCGCCATCAGTGCGGCGACCTTCTCGTTGAGGGCGCTGTTCTCCTCACGGTACGCCTCGGTGAGCGCCAGCTGGTCGAGATGCACCTGCTCGCTGACCATTCCGAAGTGCGCCGCCATCGAGCGGATCGTCTCGGCCGACAGCACCAGCGTCTCGGCGCGGCGGCGACGGGTGAACATGTCGGTGCTGATCTGCAGGTCGACGCACGGGCCTTGGGAGATCTGCCCGTTGACGAGGCAGTGCCCGAAGGCGGGGTGCGGGGGGAACGTGTCGCGAAACCTCACATGGCTCCAATCATCGGGCGGCCACGGTGGCGGCCGCGCTTGTCGAGGAATCGACGGACGTGGCTGTCCACATCCGTCATGTCCGAGTGGTCGCGCTTGCGACCTCGGGCGGTGCCGCGCGCCAGCTCGATCGCTGCGTAGCTGGTCACGTCGACGGTGTCGTCGTGGGCTGCGACCGGGAACGAGAGCAGCTCGTCCTCCCAGGTGGACAGCCAGTCGGACTCGGTGTCGCGCGGGTGGTAGATGCGGCCGGCCTCGTACAGGGCGGCGGCCGTCTCGGCTCGAGCGCCCTTCGACTTGTCGGGGGTGAGGGGGCGCACGACGACACCGCGGCGCTGCGCTTCGACGAGCAACGTCAGCGAGGCGGTGGTCTTCTCGATGCCGATCCAGCTCGGCTTCCACTTCCTCCAGGCGCCCTCGACCATCGGGGCGTGCTCGGTCGAGTCGACCCGCACCCGATACCCCTGCAACAGCAGCATGTACGCCGGGTTGTGCGGGGTGACACCCCAGATGGCGAGTGCCGTGAAGTCGGAACGCTTCCCTCGGGTGAACGCCGGGTCGAAGGTGCCGAACACGAACAGATCGCCCTGGTGGACGAGGTGCTCGCGGTCGCCGAGGATGTACAGATCCTCCTCCTTGCGCCAGTAGTGGAAGTGCTGGCGCTGGAACACCGACCCACCCTGACGTTGCGGACGCTGCTGGTAGAGCGACGCCCACACCCTCGAGCCGACCGACTCGCGGATCATGGCGAGGGCGTTCAGGTCGTAGCGGGGCGGGCACAGCGCCTCGCCGGGGGCGCGCCCGAGGGCGTCGTCCTCCTCGGCGATGGCCGGCAGGTTGACGAGCTTCACTCGCATCGTGCCGAGCGCCGCTTTCAGCAGACGGCCGGCGAGGTCATCCTCATGCCAGCGGGTCATGATGAGCACGACCTTCGCGCCGGGCTCGCGGCGGGTGAGGAACGTCGAAGTCCACCACTCCCACACCTTCTCCCGGTACACCGGCGACTGCGCCTCCTCGGCGTTCTTCACCGGGTCGTCGACGAGCAGCAGCTGGCCGCCCTTGCCGGTGACCGGGCCGCCGACACCGGCGGTCCACATGCCGGCGGTGGAACCCTCGAGCTCCCACCGGGATGCCGACCGGGTGTCGGACTTCACCTTCACCCCGTACTGCTCGCCGATCTCGCCGATGATCTCCTTGGTGCGGCGACCGTGTGTGGCGGCGAAGTCGGCCTCGTAGCTGGCGAGGCCGACACGCAGGCCGTGCTTGATGATCGCCCAGGCGGGCGTCCAGCGGGACGTGAGCTCGGTCTTGCCGTGCCGGGGTGGGGTCGTGAGGATCAGCAGATCCCACTCGTTGCGCTCCACCCCGGCGACGATCTCGTCCGAGATGAACGTCAGGTGCCGGTACGGCTCCCACAGCCCGTTCGAGTGCGCCGCGGCGAACGCTGCCGGTGACGCCAACGGGTCAGCGACCAGCGCCTGACGTTCGAGTTCGGCCAGGAGTGCGCGCCGCTCCTCGACGGAGAGCCCGCCAAGGATGTCATCGGTTGCACTCTGGCGTCGCTTCACAGCTCGAAGCCCTCGTTCGTCTTGCGCCACTGGGACGGGGCGTGGTTCGCCTCGACGGCCTTGCGGGTCGCCGGGTCATCGCCGTACAGCCGCACCATCGGGATGCACGGGTCGTACTCCTCGGCTTCCTCTTCCTCGGCTGCGGACATGGGCATGCCGTCATGGGTGATGCACAAGACGGCACCACACCAGCCGTTCTGTACGCCGACGGCGTACCACTCTTCGAAGTCGATCTCCATCCAACCTCCTTGGATCGACGGGGCGGGTCAGTCGAGGGTGAAGCCGCGCGGACGCAGCTGCTTACGCGCCGCCTTCGCCGCGTAGAACGGCCGATTGCCGCCGTTGCCACGCATGTACGCCGCAGTCGCCTTGCGATCAGCCACATAGCCGTGGCGCGACGTGCTGAGGTCGCGGTCGGCGCCCGTGTCCTTGTCGACCTCGCGCGTGTCGGGAACCCAGGAGGTGTAGGCCGGGCGCTTGTTCTGCATCGTGCCCTCCCTGCGGTATTGGTCCTCGACGGTGCGAGCCCACTTCACCGAGCCGGCGCGCGACTGGAAACGCTGCTTGGCCGCCCTGCCGTTGTTCTCCCGGTCGAAGCTCGAGGGCATGCTCGGCGAGTAGGTGTTCATGCCGGTCATCGCCACCTTGCTGCCGCTGTGAGCCTCACGATTGGCCTTCTTCTCGGCGGCCTCCTCGCTCTGCTCCTTGGGAGACGGACGCCCAGGGGCGCCGGCGCCCCGGCCCTTGCCGCCAGCGACACGGCCGAACGCCTCGGTGGCCGCCATTCGGCGCTTGTAGCTCTTGCTCATGCCCATGAAGGCACCTCCAGAGAAACCATGTGACACCCCCATCGTATGGTGCCCGTTGCAGTCGGGCGTGGATGCTGTTGCAACCAGTCCCGAATGTGCAATACTCGGCAACCCTGGAGGACTGACATGACCGATTTCAAACGCGACCGCTACGGTCGCCCCCTCGTCGTCGTCGGCGACGACACCGTCGCCTACAAGCGCCCCTCGAGCTACGGGAACGTGCTCGAGGACAAGTTCGCTCTGAACGCCTGGTCGCAACGCATGGCACTCATCGGCGCAGCGAAGCGCCCCGACCTGCTCGCACAGATCGCCTCGACCGCACAGACCGACGAGAAAGGCACCACCGCGGCGCTCAACGAGCTCGTCGAGAACTGCATCGAGGCATCGGGCGGCAACGAAGGCCGCCGGCTTGGCGACGCGCTCCACAAGTACATCCACCTCGTCAACCAGGGCCGAGACGTGCAGGTCATCGCCCCGTGGGACAAGGACGTGGAGGCGTACCGCCGGCTCCTCGACGAGTACAACCTCGAACCGATCCCCGAGCTGTGCGAAGTGAACCTCGTCAACGACGCCTTCATGGCCGCCGGCTCCGCAGACGAGTTCCTCCGCGACCGCACCACCGGGCGCATCTACCTCGCCGACGTGAAGACCGGCAAGCGCATCAACAGCTGGAACGCCTACCTCATCCAGATGACCCTCTACGCCAACAGCCAGCTGTACAACACCGAAACCGACGAACGGCGCCCGCTGCCCGACGAGCTGCGCACCGACGTGGGGCTGCTGATCCACATCCCCGCCGGCACCGGCACCGGCGAGATCATCGGCCTCGACCTCATCGAAGGTCTGCGCCGCACCGAGATCGCACAGAACATCCACGGCCTTATGAAGGACACGTCCTTCCGGTCGGTTCTGCCGAAGCCGTCCTCGACCACTGCAGCTCCGTCCGCAGCGGAACCCCCTCCTGTGGTGGTCGAGGACACCCCCCGCCCGCGCTACCAGCACCTCGCCGACCGCCTCCAGGCGATCGTTGCCGTCCCCAACGGCAAGAAGGTGCTCGCCGAAGCCTGGATCGCCGCAGGCATCGGGTTCCCGCCGAAGGAGCTCGCCGAGAAGGTCGACCAGGCCAGCCATCCGTCAGCGAACGACGAGCTCACCGCACAGATGGAAGCCGTCCAGCGGGTCATCGAGCACGGCGAGAAGCTGCTCTCGATGCCGTTCCTCGACCCGCCGCAGCCGCCGGCGGCCGCACCGAAAACGAAGGAACGCACCACCCAGCCCCGCACCCTCGACGAAGGTGGCGACGCCGACCCGGCCGCCATCAAGGCGCTCGAGAAGCACGTCAGGGCACTCCCCGACAGCATGCAGCAAGGCATCAAGCAGATCGCCGCCGACGCCAACAAGGCCAAGGGGTCGATCAGCCTGCGCCAACGCCGCACCGTGCGCCGCTTCGAGCTCGGACGAGCCCTCGTCGCCATCGCCAACATCCTCGGCCCCGATGACGACCTGGGCACCTACATGGCTGCGCTCATCCAGCACGTCTGGCCCGACCACACCCACATCTCCGTCGGGGCGGCCATCGCCACCCTCGACGCCGAAGCGGCCAGCGCACTCGCGCACGCCGCCGACCAGCTCGCCGAAGGACAGCTCACCCTGCGATTCGACGACAACGGCCGCCCCGTCATCGGGCGCGACTGAACCACCCACGTCAACACGCCAAGACACAAGGAGAACCACATGGCACTCGACGACATCATCAACGACGCCCTCAGCAGCGGCGGCAAATGGCTCAAGATGGGCAAGGTCGGCGACAAGATCGTCGGCGACATCGTCGACATCGACAAGCGCGACAAGCGCGACCTCGAGGGCAACGTCGTGCTCGGCAAGAAGTCCGGTGAACCCCGCAAGGAATGGGTCGTCACCATCAAGACCGACGAGCGCGAAGACGGCGAGGACGACGGCGTCCGCAAGTTCTCGGCCAACGAGAGCATGCAGCGCGCCCTCAAGGAAGCGATCAAGCGGGCCGGCTTCACCAGCGGCAACCAGCTCGAAGGAGCGAAGCTCGCCATCCAGATGACCCGCGAGCCCGAAGACCGCTTCTCGCAGGCCGACTACGCCGCCCAGGTGAAGGCCGGCGAACGCAAGCCCGTCGCCGACCTCGACGACCTGTTCGGCTGACACCCCCTGCCCGGCCGTCGCTCCCGCTCAGGTGACGGCCGGGCACCCCGCCCCAGGCAGGCAGCTCGCTGCGTCACGCCGATCGGGTTCGACTCCCGACTGGGGCACACCATCCGCTGCGAACAGGAGAACAACATGGTGGACCCCGCAATCGCCGAGCAGGTGCCCGGCCTTCTCGCAACCCTCCGCTCGACCGCAATCGAGCTCCACAGCCAAGGGCTCAACGCCCTCGGCGACCTGCTCCTCGACACCGCCACCGTGCTCGAGGTGTTCATCGAAGAGCTGGAGAACCTCGGCGCCGTCAACGTGGAGTGGTGATGATCGACCCCATCGACCTCGTCGAAGACCGCCTCGCCACCGCCGGCTGCGCACCACGGCGCCGCGGCGACAAGATCATCGCCCGCTGCCCCGCCCACGACGACTCCACACCCTCATTCAACGTCGCCAGAGGCACCAACCAGCCCGTCATCCTCGACTGCCGGGCAGGATGCAGCACCGAGAACATCCTCCACGCCCTCAACCTCACCTGGGCCGACATCTCCACCCCCCTCGAGAAGATCGACCACCGGGTCGTCGCCACCTACGAGTACCGCGACGAGCACGGCGAACTCCTCTACAGCGTCCAACGCATCGAACCCGGCTACGACGGCAAGACCAAAAGCTTCAAGCAGCTCCCCGCCAACGGAAAAACCGGCCCCGGCAGCATGCAAGGCGTCCGACGAGTCCCCTACCGGCTCCCCGCCATCCTCGAAGCCGTCCGCAACGACACCGTCGTGTTCATCTGCGAAGGCGAGAAAGACGCCGACAACCTCGTCAAGGCCGGCTACGAAGCCACCACCAACGCAGGCGGCGCCCAAAGCTGGACCGCCAGCTGGAACGGATGGTTCGAAGGGGCGCGAGTCGCCGTCGTCATCGACCGAGACGCCGCCGGCTACGAACGAGGCGCCTACATCGCCTCCACCATGCACTCCATCGCCCGAGATGTCACCATCCTCGAGCCCACCGACGGCAAAGACGTGACCGACCACCTCAACGCCGGGCACGCCGTCACCGACCTCAAGCGCATCAGCCTCGCCGCCTGCATCAGCAACGGCAAAAAGCTCGAACAAGAAGCCGCACCAGCCGTCGACTCCAGCCGGCTACGCCAGTACCTCATCGACTGGAACGAGCTGTGGACCGCCGACCACTCAGCCGACTGGCTCGTCGAACCCTTCATCGCCACCGGCCGCGCCCACACCCTCTACGCCGGGGCCAAGACCGGCAAATCGCTCTTCACCCTCAACGCCTGCGTCAAAGCCGCCCTCGGCGTCGGCGCATTCGGCATCCCCACCAACGCCAACCCCGTCGACATCCTCTACGTCGACCAAGAGATGACCCCCAGCGACCTCATCGAACGCATCGCCGACATGGGATACGACGGCCAGGTCTTCGACCACCTCCACTACATGCAGCTCGCCGCCCTCCGACCCCTCGACACCCCCGAAGGCGGCGGCGAACTCGTCGAACTCGCCATCGAGCTCGGCGTCCAGCTCGTCGTCATCGACACCACCAGCCGAGTCATCGCAGGCGAAGAGAACTCCGCAGACACCTTCCGCTACCTGTACATGAACTGCATCCAACCCCTCAAAGCCGCCGGCATCGCCAGCCTGCGCCTCGACCACGCCGGCAAAGAAGCCGGCCGAGGACAACGAGGCTCCAGCGCCAAGAACGACGACGTGGACGTGGTCTACCGCCTCGACCGCACCGAAGAGGGATACGCCCTCGCCGCCACCCACCGCCGCATGGGTTGGGTGCCCGAACACACCGCATTCACCATGCGCACCGACCCCCTCGACTTCCTCCTCGGCCTCGAAGCCGTCCCACCCGGCACCCGCGACCTCATCATCGCCCTCGACCGCCTCACCGTCCCCCTCGACGCCTCCGTCCGCACCGCCTCCGCAGCCCTACGAGCCGAAGGCCACAAGGCCCGCACCGCCGTCGTCTCAGCCGCACTCAAAGCCCGTCGGCGCACCCACATCGCCCCCGTCGTCGAGGACGGAGACGAGCTCATCTGACCCCCGAAGCAGCGTTACCCGAGCTCGGGAAACGCACAAATGTTCGATGGGAAACACTTCGGGAAACACCAACCCGCTGACCTGGGGAAACACACGGGAAACACCCTGGGAAACACCGGGAAACGCAGGATCGGTTGTTTCCCGTTTCCCCCTCTCTATAGGGGAAACGGGGAAACGCTCCCAGGAACCAGCCCCAAACCTGCCATGCATTGCACAATCCCGATGCTCCGGTCTAGGAACGCATGGGATCCCATACATGCAGGGGGGCGCCCCTCACCGGGGGCATGGGGGGGCGGGGCGCTCGCCGTCGGGGCGGGGGGCGACGGATGCCCCTTCCCCTCGACAACCGGCGGGGTTCGTCGTCGAGCTGGTCGCCACCTCCACGCCGGGCACCGTTGCGTCACGTCACTGGAGTGCCCGGTAGCGGTGCAGGTCAGCGGCCGTCGGCCTCGACCACGGCGCCGGCCAGGTTCGCTCGCACCTTCTCCACCAGTGCGCCGAGATCCTGCCCGGCCGCCTCGATCGCCGCCGGCCGCCGTCGGCCTGGCGCTACAGCTGCCCGCTCCTGCAGTGCCTGCACCGCTGCGGCCGCCCTCACGATCCCATCGAGGAGGGCAGCGGCATCGGCACCGCTGCGCACCAGCTCGCCAGTCCGCGCCGCGGTGGCCAGTGCCCGAAGCACGGCGCGTAGGGTGTGCATCGCACCTGTGGCCGCCGAGTCGAGCATTTCGGCGGGGTCGGTGGGTTCGGTGCGCCGGGTGCCGTGTGCGGCTTGTGCCTTCGCTAGTGCGGCTGCCTGTTCCTCGAGCCGGCGGCGTAGGGCGGCGGCTTCGGCTCGTGCTGCACGCGCGTCGGCTTTCTGCTCGAGCAGCTGGGCGCGTGCTTCTCCTAGTTGTGCCTCCAGTCGCTGTGTGAGCTTGTCGAGCTTTGCGGCGGCGGCGACCTGTTCCCGTTCTCGCTCCTTGTTGGCCCGGCGGGCGGCGGCGCTACGGGCTTGCATTTCTCGGGCGGTGTCGGCGGTGATGGGGGGACCGGGCGGGGTGGGTTTGCGGGGCGTGGTTGCGGGGTCGGGGTCGTTCTGCATGTGTGCAGTCTGTCGGCCTGGTTCCTGCCACTGGTGGAACATGCAACAGGTTGCACAATCGTGGTAGTGTCGAGTCGGGCACCGTGCAAGGGATGCCCCACGACAATGGAGGAATGAGCAAATGTTGGATCTGTTGAACCCTGCAGCGTTCTGGCTGGGCGTTGCGTTCTGTGTTGCCGCTCTCGGCGCACTCTGGGCGATCCTCGACGGTTGGGCGTTCGAACGTGGCCGCCTGGCTGGGCGTGCTGAGGTGCGCGAGGAGATGAGCGAGACGGCCGATGAGCTCGCCGAGCTCCGCTACTGGCATGTGCCCGCGAATGGCGGCAAGTGATGGGCGGCCCGATGCGTCCCGATCAAGTGCGCACGGTGGACGACGCCCTGTCGTTGGTGCGTTGGCTCGGCCTCGACGATCGTACGGTGGCGATCCTGTTGCCGTCGGTGTCGGCGGTTCTGCTGGTCGATGACTGCCCGGTTCCGCCGGTCGAGATCCTCGACATGCTGACTGCACAGGGGCGCATGGTGCGCGCCGAGTTCGCCGACCAGCTCGACGACGGCGACGCCCCGGCGGCGTTCCTTGTGTTGCCCACTCCGGTGGGCGATCTGATGGGGGTCGAGCTGTGATTCTCCGTTGGCATTCCGGCGCTCACTGCCTGGGCGTGTTGAAGCCCGACCGCTCGGCGTACATGGTGCGCCTGCGTTACCGCTACCTGCGTTCGTACATGGGGCGGCGTGCTGCCCGCCTGTGCCTGCTGTCGGAGCTGAACGCTGCCCGGGCGGTGTCGTGGTCGGTGCCCGCCTAGTTGCGCCGTCTCCCGCATCGGCTCCGGTCGGTGCGGGACGCGGTGCGCCTAGTCGAGGTGCGCCCCGGTCGCTTTGCAAGGGCGGCCGGTGTCTGTTGGAGGGGTTCTGATGATTGAAACGCTGTGGCCGGGTTCGTGGTTCCGCATGCTCGATGTCGTCGACGGTGCGCCGTGTCCGGTGTTCGTCGGGGTCGACACGCTCGATGGTGCTCTGAACATCTACGCCGGTGGCCCTGAGGGGTGCGGCTTCACGATCGAGGTTGACGGGGGCGTGGTGCGGGTGATGCGCCGTTACGGCTCGATCTTCGAGGAGGTGGACCGCTGCCGCGTGTCGCCGACGTGGCCGGCGCCGGTCGAGCAGCCGCGTGTGCGGGTCGGTGCCGCTGACTGTTTCGAGGTGCGGGCCGGTAATGGCACGTTCTACCCGTTCGGGCGGGATCTCTCGACGGCGCTCCGCATGGGCGGGCTTGCTGTGCGGGGTGAGCTGTGACGTTGCGCGCTGGTGCTCAACAGGTCGAGGCGTTCGGGGGCGTGGCGGTGTCGCTGCGCCCTCGTGGCGCGTTCGTCCGTTCGTACGATCGCAAGGTGTCGCCGCTGGTGCGGGTCCGGTCGACTCAGTCGGCCGCGGTGATCGGCAACAGTGTCGGCACGACGGCGGGTGTCACCTGCCCTGGTCGTACGTCGTTCTGCTCCTCGTGCTACGCCGAGAACCTGCAGCGGGCACGTCCGGCGGTGGCTGACGTTGTCGAGCGAAACACGGCGGCGTTGTTGGCCGGCGATCCGGTCGAGCTGCACGCTGCAGCGGTCGCCGAGTTCTGCGCCGAGTTCGACCGCTACCTGGCGCGCGGCCTGGTGCGGGAACGGGATCGGATCTATCGCCACAAGTGGGATGGCGACGTGGCGACGGTGGAGGAGGCGCGCGCGATCCGTTCGGTTGCCCGCCGGTTTCCGACTGTCCGGTTCTGGATCTACACGCGTTCGCTCCGGTGGGTTGGCTCGATGCTCGGCCCCGAGAACCTGACTGTGTACCTGTCGGCCGATGCGGAGAACGTCGGCCAGGTGCGCCGCCTCGTCGAGCGGTACGGCGAGCGGGTGAGGGTGGCAGCGTGCGCCTCGACGCAAGCGGAGGCGGCCGAGATCCACGCCGCTACCGGGTCGGCTCGACCGTTGCGGGCCTGCCCTGAGAACGTCGGCCGGTTGCCGCTGGTGGTGCCTGTCGAGCGGGGTGGCGAGCTGGTGCCCGGCTCCTGGGGGCGGGGTGCTTGCGCCGCCTGTCGTATCTGTGTCGTCGGCTCGGCTGACGTGGCTTTCGCTACCCGCAAGCGGTAGCGGCCAGCGGTGCCCCTGGTGGGGCGGCTTCGGCCGGCGGGGTTCGATCCCCTGCACTGCACTCCCGGTCATGGTGGCCGGGTCGGAACCCTGAGAGGGGATGCAATGAGTACGGAACGTGTGAGCGTGGGTTGCGATCGGTGCAGCCAGCTCGTCGAGGACGGCGGCGGGCACCGCGTCGGCGAGTACCGGGTGTGCGCCGAGTGCGCCGCTTCGGCGTGGGCGGCGGCGACGCGTGAGCGTGTGAGCGTGCAGGCGGCCGGCGGTGTGAGCGTCGAGCGTGTCGGGGCGGGTGAGCGGTGGCCGCACCGGTTCCTGCTGGCATGGGAGGACGAAGGTGGGCGAGCGTGGCGCGGGAGCGTGGAAGCGGACAGCGAGTCGGCTGCACGTCAGGCGTGGATCGATGGCGATCTCGATGCCTCGCATCCGCTGTTCACGGTGCCCGACCTGGCCGCCAACGAGGTGGTGCTGCACGACCCGTACACCGAGCGTCGTTCGGCGTGGGTTCGGGTCGATGAGACGGGCCTGTGCCTGCGCCCGGTGGGCACCCATCCCGACAACTGCAATCTCATCGTGGAGGCTCACTCGGGGCACCAAGTGCGGATCTACACGGGCACCGATGCGGAGCGCGTCTACTGCTTCAACCTGAAGACCGGAGCTTTCGAAGGGGTGGAGTCGTGAGCGTCGACGAGTGCTGGCAGTGCGGCGAGGAGCTGACCGATGACACGGTCGGCACGGTCGGCGGCGACGGCTTCGCAACGTGCGAGGACTGCGACCAGGCCGACGTGATGAAGAGCGCGCACGCGCGCATCGAGGAGATGGGCAGCGACGAGCTGTGCGACCTGGCGCACGAGCTGCTGCGCGAGTTGGAAGAAGCGAACCCGGCCGCAGCGACGGCCATTGCTGAAGGGATCACGACATGAAGACCACGACCCGTACCTATCTGGTGACGGTCGAGCTGGCCGGCGACGACCCGGCCCGGTTCGACCGGGAGATCACCAACTACCTGGCCAGCGGCGACGGCCCATTCGCTGAGGACTTCGGTCCCGATGCATGGGGCGGCTACGACGGGCCGCGCGCGATGAGCGTGAGCGTGAGCGTGAGCGTGAGCGTGCAGCCCGAGCCGCTGCCCGACGAGCCGCTGCTCGACTGCGTGTGGCAGGACGGAGCGTGGGTGGAGGTGAAGCTGTGAGCGTGCAGCCCGAGCCGATCGTGCCCGACGAGCCGCTGCTCGACCGCGTGCTGCACGACGTGTTCGTGACGGCGATGGAAGGCGGCATCGGCTACTGGTCGGGCTGCTCGTCGTACCGGTGGAGCCTCGACGGCGGCGAGGTCGACGACCTGACCGGGTTCCGCGCGGTGATCCACGACCACGTCATGCCCGGCCCTGCGATCACGATCAACCGCGACGTGATCCTGCGGGGCTACCTGCGTGCCCTCGACTTGGAT